GCGCACGTCTTCCAGTCCAAGACGGTCTGGCGAACGCCCGAAATAGCGCGAGAACTTCGTCACCGCATGCAAATACGATCGTTGCGTCGCTGGCGAAAGATTGCGGATCGTCATGTCATCGATCATGCGCCGGCGCAGCGGGCTCATCTCTGTCATCGTCATCTCCTGTTCAAAGGTTGGCTAAAACAGCCCAATCCTTCAAATCAGAAGCGCATCATGCAAATCCCGCACTCCAAGTGCCGCGCCAGCGGCTTCGTTCAATCAGGTGAGCCGAAGAACAGCTTTGAACATTGATAGTTCAGGTCGGCCGCGTAAGTTTGCGTGAACCCCGCCGGCCAACGGGTGCCGGTGGCGGCCGGCATATAGCGGCTGGCATCCGGCACCCATGGCGGGGGTATCGCAGGGGGCCCGCCCATCGGCTTCGTCAGGGCAAGCGAGATGGCATTCATCATCGGCGTGTTCCGTATCTGCTGGTGAGGTCGTCGTAGAATTGGATGGTGCGCCCCTGGCGGGCGTTGGCACGGTCGAGCGCCTGGCGCTCGCGGGCAAGGATGGCGATGACAGGCTCGCCCTCGACGACAGGCGCATGCGCTTCCCGGCGTCGGAGATCGTCGGGCAAGGGCGGCAGAGCGACGCCGGCCGCCGCCTGCCCTGTCGTCACCGCCGCCTTGTTCAGGCGCTCAGTGGCGGAGCAGCCACTGACGATCAGCAGCAGTGACAGCGCAAGCGCGGTTCTTTTGCGAAAGCTGAAGCTCATAGGATTGGATCTCGATTTCGAGTGTGTCTCTGGCGGCCTGCTCGGCGGCTTCTGCGGCCGCGAGGCGCTTGCGGTTCTCTTCGCTGGCCTCAGCCGCCGCGTTGCGCTGGCGCTCCATCTCGGCGGCCTGGGCCTCGGCTGCAGTCTTTTCGGCAACAAGGACATAGCCGGCGCGCGCCTGCCTGGCCGCCGAGGGATAGCCGATCGAGACGGCATAGAGGTGATAGAGCATCAGGCCGGCGGCGATGCCGGCGCCCATCTTGAGCGTGTCGAGGATAGAGAACATCAGATGCCCTCGAGGCAGAACTGGCGCTCTTTCTGCCGGCGCCGTGTCAAGCCCGGGAAGACGATGCCGGCGGCGCGATTCCACTTCAAAAGCGCCTCGCAGCCTTCGGCCGCCCTGCCCTCATTGATGAGCCTGACCGCGCTCGAGCCGCAGGCCGCCTTGATCCCGACATTATAGGCAAAGGAGGTCAGCGCCACGAAGCGGGCATCCGGCAGGGGCACGTGCACGCAGCTTTCCACGCCGCTCGCATAAGTCTGCAGTTCCAGCGCCAAGAGCGCCTTGCACTGCTCCACCGTCTTGTAATCCCCGGGCTTGACGCCATTGGTGCTGCCATAGCAGATCGTCCAGGGCTGCCCTTGGGTGGCGGGATCGGGATAGGCATTCTGCCGCAATCCCTCGAACGACCCGACGAGCGCCATGGCCATGGCCGCGGCGGCACTACCCTTCTGCAGGCGGTTTGCCATTCAGTTCTCCTGAGATTTTCTGCTGAACGAAGATGCGGGCGATGATCGCCGCAACGGTGATAAGCCCGGTGACGATCGACATGCCGAGTTGGATGTAGATGTTCTTCGCTACCCAGGTTGCGGCGACGAAGGTGTAGATCGGCTCAAGGACGATGCAGAGCAGCGCCAGCGCCATCAACCGCACCGACCAAGCACGCTTCAGCACCTCGCGCCAGTTATGGACGAGCATGGGGGACTCCGGATTTTAGATGTGGCGAGGCACCCGGCTCCTGGGTGGAGACGGGGCGCGAGCTGAAATTTCGATGACGCTTGGTCGTGTCCCGTCGAACGAAAACGGACACTAAATGCCGTTGATTGCGACTCTTGAACGAAGGGCGGTCACCATCCACGAGGCCCGGCGCAAGAAGGCGCCAAACTTAAAAACCGCGTGACGCGACTGCATCGATAAAACCCGGCCGCGCATGATGCGCTCTATACAGTGCGGGACGCGGTACGTTTCAAATTCGACCCCACTTACAATCCGGATTCAATTTAAGTGCGATATTTGAGGACTTTCGCCGGCGAGCCAACTGCGATTGCATATTCGGGAATATCGGCCGTGACGACGGAATTTGCTCCGATCACGGCGCCCGTCCCTATCTTGACGTTCATCAGTATTTTGGCACCCGCGCCAATCCAGACATCATCACCAATTTCGACAAAGCCGATTTCGGCCTTCTGAAGTCTGATTGGTACGTCTCGCCTCATGCCGTGGCCGTGATCGATGATCTGGACATCCGAGCCTATCAGCACATCGTTGCCTATGGTTATGCGGTTCTTGGCCGTGATGATGTTCCGGCGCCCGATGACAGTGTTGTTTCCAATAAACACCTTCGGCTCAGGCATCGTGAGTTGGAAGAACGAATAATCTTGGATCGTGACATTGCTGCCGACCTCAAGAACCGCGTGCTTCACCATCCGGAACTCGACGCTGCGCTTGACAACCAGGTTCGAGCCGGCGCGGCTGAAGTAGCGAAGTCGCTTGTAGGCGCTAACGAGACGCTGAAGGATTCCTCCGCGATTCCGGTACGATGCTTTATCGGCTGCCATGATTTCCTCCGAGTTTGGAGGTCATTAGCTCACGTCGTCAGTTATTGCCAGAGATCGCGCATGCATATCCCCGCTAGAAGCTCGGGGGGTTGGTAAACGGGTTGCGTAGGTACGAGTTTGCGTGGGTTAGCCCAGCTTGAGCACCGTGCCGCCAATTCCCTGAGGAGCAGCGACGAGGTTCGCGATTCCAGACAAATTCGATGTCGACCGCTAAATAAATATTGGTACCGAAAGGTACACTAATGGTTGTCTATTGCTAAAGTTTTCGCTTCGCGGTTACTTCGCGAGATGCCATCACTTCCGAGTTCAAACAGAATCGAAGGCCTTGATACCGTCAGAGCAATTGCTGCTCTGTCTGTTGTATTCGCGCATTTGCTTGGCCCTTCAATGCCTGGTATTTCACGCTACATCTTCACGGGCCACCCTGCCGTCATCGCTTTCTTTGTGATCTCAGGATTTTGCATCCACTTCCCGTTCCGAGCGGCGGAATTGTCTGCTGTAACCTTTCTAAAGAGGCGGTACGTCCGGATCATGATTCCAACCGCCGTGGCGCTGGTTCTCGCGCAGTTGGTCGGCATCCGCGCCTATAATCCGTTGGACGGCTATATTTTGTGGTCCGTGGTTTGTGAGGTCATTTACTATTCGCTCTACCCGCTGTTCCTTCCCATTTCGCGGAAAGTCGGGTGGCCGGCGATGATCGCCGTCTCCGTCATCGTCTCCTACGCCATCGTTATCGGTTTAGGCTCTGACGAATATGGTAGTGCGCAGAAATACGGGCCATCTTTGAACTGGCTCGTTTCCCTGCCAGCGTGGCTCATGGGTTGCTATCTGGCGCAGACATATCGACGCGGCGTGTTTGTTGGCAACGTCTGGCTTTGGAGGATCGCTACGGCAGCTACTGCATCCATCCTTTATTGGGCGACCGTCAATACCCCTGCCGGCTTTTACCTGACGATGGTACCCTTCGGGGTGCTGGCCTGTGGATGGATCATTTCGGAGACTTCGAACGCCGAGCGCGGCAACGCTGTTGCGGTTCTGGAGAAAGTGGGAGAGGCCTGTTTCTCCATTTACCTGATGCATGTCATTGCTGCGACAGTAATTGAGCGATTAGGGGTTGCCAGCCCGGTCGTTGTTTGTGCTGGCTCCCTTCTGATGATCGTCCCATTCTACTACCTCGTGGAAAAGCCCGCTCATGAACTTTCCCGGAGTATCGGAAGGCGATCGATCGCTAGAACGCTCAATTCACCGTAAGCCATAATTGCGCTGCGGCTGCGAAAAAGCCGTCGATCTGCTTGCACCATCGCCCGGTCGGGAAACAAAAGGCATTATGCGTTCCTCCCGCACGGGAAATAGAAACCATCGGTCCACACCCAGATATTGCCGACAGCTCCTGCGACCTGCCTGACTTGCTTGCTCGTGTTCGTCCAAACATCTTGGGTTCCTACGGCAAAGCCGCTTGCAACCTGGACGGCGCCTACGTTGCCACCATCGCCAGAGATGCCAGCAACAAGAATTCCCTGCGCCGGATCGTGGATCAGTACAGCATTGGTCGTCGCGGTCGATGTGAATTCAAACCGCAGTTTCGCCTTGGCCTTCACCCCATTTGGCACTGTCAGCGCCAGGAGTGTCGAAGTCGTAGAGATAGCGGCGTTGACAGCGTCCCTCGCCGGCGTCACGAAGGTGTATTCATCACGCGGATACAGAACAAACGGCCGAATGTTTGAGCTAGCATCGGTCAGTACCACGCCGATGCATTTCACGATGGTATAGCCGGTGAGCAGCGCCGTATTGACTCCGGCGATGGTCGCAGAGGTCGACAGCACGATATCGAACGTCAGAACATCATCCTTGCGCAGCGCATATGCAAAATAGGTTGCATTCGCCGCGACCGCGCCGGCGTCGAGGCCGCCCGCGCCGGTTCCGGCGGCGAATGTCCCGTTTGCCCGCTTCGTGATCGACAACGGGTTCGAGATGAAACTCGCGCCCGAACGAGCGGAACCGGCGCTAAAATCAATATGAGTGTTCGGGTTGCCGCCGTTGTTGGAGAGGATAAGCCCGACGATGAAATCGCCTACCGCCGAACTGTCAGCCTTACTCTGGATCCTGGCGAAAAGCTTGCTGGTGAAGAAAGCGGCACCGGAACATATGATGTTGACGCTATAGCCGTCCTTGAGGACGAGCGTGGTCGCGCCGTCGATCGTCTCCACCCCGTTCGGGTCGATTGTCACGTCCCCACCATCGGCAATGACGCAATAGTGCCAGTTTGCGCCGAGCGTCGACGCTGCGGTCAGGGTGAGTGTCGCGGCAGCGGTAAAGCGATGAACCGCATTGTCGTCGGATGCAAGCGCGGTGTAGTCGCCTGACTTGGCCGCATAGACCAGAGCCTGATCAAACGACACGTCAACGCCGTTCTGGGCAAAGCCGAGCAGGCCGCCGCCTTTCAGATAGAGGCCGGTCTGCGGGGTCGAGGCGAAGCCGACACCCGGGGCGGACACCGTTCCGCCTGCGGCCTTGAGGGGTGCGACCATCGGCGCCGAGCCGTCGCGCGGCAGCGAGTTGGTGATTTCGTTGCCGAGGTCGGTGGTCAGCGCGTTCCACGGCACGGGGTCGATGACCTGGCCGACCGAGGGTGTCGTTCCGGCGGGCTTGGAATAGACGCCGGTGGATGGGTTTCTGGGCATTCACCTTCTCCAAAGGAAAAGGCCCCGCGGATTGCGAGGCCTCATGGGCGATAGTGTCGGCTGCGGCATGCAGATCGATCACCAACAGAACGAACGCTCACATCGAGCGATCACGCTCTCCGCTCAGGACAGACCCCGTCAGGTGGGTGGTCGATCAGTTTTCCGATCGTGTTGACCATGTTTCTCGCCGGCGCTTTGACGGCAGGACCGATCTGCTTTTCATCGGACGAAAGGATGCGCTTCGCGCTCCGGCCTTCCGAACCTTCGGTCGACCGATTTCGAGAGCAGCTAGGAGCATGTAATCCCAACGCCCGCACGCTTCCAGGAAGGATATTTAGTGCGGAAATTCATATCCGTGATGCCAGAGGCGATGATGGTCATTGGCGGAGCCATGCGGCGCCGGCTACATGTTTCTGCACGCCAACCAGCCTGTCAAAATTCATCATCTAGGCCATACCGAAAGCGTGAGGCGCTGGGGGCTGTTTTGTGGGAGAGATGCGGCGGCAAGTTACCAGCCACCACCACCGCCGTTTCGACCGCGGACTCTAAGAAGCGCGCGCGTAAGAGCAGCCTTCGCGCCGGCTTTGCGACTACCTTCCGCACCGGCTTCTGCCCGCATCATACCAAACTCGGGCAAAGCCTCCATGATACCGTTGCGAATGGCCTGCTCCACTCGGTTCTCAAAACCACCTTCGCCCTCCCCGAAACCTTCAATAGCACCCCTCGCAAAACCGCCCAACAAAGGGTTTCCCCCTCCATAGGCATAGGTGGAAGCCAATTCTCCGACCCCCTGCAGCGCTTCGGAGATATAGGGGTGCTGGTCATCGAAGGCACGATTTTTCCCGCGATCAACAGCGAGTGCGTTGTCATACCGCTCTCCCAACGTTCGGCCCGGCGTCCGAAATCTGTCGGGCAACAGGGGGTCGACATAAGGCGCCACCACTGCATCTGTCCCAGCGGTCAGCTCGTCTAGATAAGGGCCTACATATATAGCACCGCGGCCGACGGCGCGTATGGCATTGTTAACCGACAGATCGCCCGATTGCCCCGCGTAAGGGTCGGCTCTAAGCTCGGCAAAGTTTCTCGGCGAGGTAGCCGGAGTTTTGTTAGGATCTGGCATTACGACCTCCTGTGGATGGTGATAGTGATCGACAAGGCTTCCGGCCCTCAGAAGCGCCTAGCTCGCGGGCCGCTCATCGGATTCTGGTTTGAAGGAGTGGCATTGTCCGCTAGGCGGAAAAGTCCGGCGGCGGGAGGCTGCTAAACCGCTGGTGGATGCTGGCGCCCTAGACGGCGGCGAAAGGACATGGGCTCTCACGCAGCATTGCGCTTGCCACCGAACAACGACGGCAGGAAGCCGGCAGCCTTCGCCGGCGGAGCTGAAGGCGCACCCGTCGGCATCGCGGGGGCTTCAGCCGTAGCAGCACGCTGCTCCTCATTCTGCTGCCGGATCTCCAGCCCACCCAAGAGCGCCTGCGCAAGCCGCGCCGCGCCTTGCCATGGAGATTGGATCGGGCTCGCATCCATGCCTTGCTGCAGCATGGCGTAGGCCAGCCGCTTGCGCTGGTCGCTAATGTCGCCCTGTGTCTTGCCGGTATCGCCGCCAAAGATGAATCCCATCAGCCCACCGCCCTTCCGTAATCGACGCGGTCGAAACCGTCTGCGTGTTCGAACACCGCGTCCGGATGCATCGTGCGCACATCGTCGGACATCAGGCCGATCTGGGTCGGGCCGCCTTCCTTGTAGCGGAAGGCGTAGACCGGCAGGCCGTTATCCAGCGTGCCGACGCGTTTGATGTCTTCCTTCAGCCGCCGATCGGACTTCGCCCAGCCGCCGAGCAGCGAGCCGCCGAGGCCGAAGAGGCCGCCCATCGCCGCGTTCGACTGGGCGACCTGCCGGTCATAGATGCCCATCTTCTGGTTGAAATTTTCATTGATCAGCCCAGCCTGGTCGACCGTCGGCAGTTGCGTCGTCGGCGTGTTGACATAGCTCGGCTGGTGAACCTGCGAGCCCGACATCAGCGCCGAAATCTCGTTCAACGGCTGGTTTCGCTCGGTCAGGATCGAGTTCTGGGCATTCGAATACATGTCGCCGAGATACTGGTCGGATGCGGCCTGCTTGCGCGTCGAAAAATCGCGCAGCGCATTGTCATAGGCGGCCGAGCCCATCGAGATGCCCTTGTCGGCAAGGCTCTGATCGAGGCTCGCCTGATCGCGGTCCCATTGGTTGTTGAAGCCGGACTGCCAGTGATCGTTGACGTATTTGTCGACATTGCCGGCGCTGAGATCGACATTGGTGCCAAGCACGCCCGAAATTTTGCCGGTCTGGTCGTTGGCGAGCCTGGCAAGGCCGAGCTGCGTCTGCTGCGTCTGGTCGTAGATCGCCTGGTTTTGCGGCGAAAGAGTCTGATAGGCCGACGAGATCGGGATCTGATACGTTTTCCCATTCTGGTCGGTCATCGTCTGGTAGCCGGTGGTTTTGTATTCCAGCGAACCATCCGGCGTGTACTGGTTGGTGTGGCTGAGCCCCGCATTGGCGATGGCGGTGTCGACGTTGGTGGCCGTCTGTGCCGCTGCGGTCTGTGTCGGATCAGGCGCCTTCGGGGCCTTCGGCGTGGAGACCATAGGGAAAATCCTCTTTCATGATTGCGTAAAGCAGCGCGTCGCAGTCGCCGAAATAGGCCTGCTGGCGGCCTTCCAGGCGGGCGCCGAGCCGCACGAGAACCTGCTGGGATTCGGCATTGTCGGCGCGGGTTCTTGCGGTTGCGCGGCGGCAGCCGAGCTGATGCACGACATAGCGGAAGACCGATCGCATCAGCGTCAGCGTCAGCCGGTCGGCGGCAAGCGAGACCTCGACGTCATGCTCGGTCCAGACGTTGAAGACGAAGCCGGCGATGATCCGGCCGCGGTCGATATGGGCGAGCGTCGTGTAAGGCGGGTGGAAGCTCACGCCGATCCTGTTGCCGACCCAGGCCGCGATCTGCTCGCGCGGTTCGGAGACGATCAAATCGGCGTACCTTTTTCATAAAGCACCGAGCCGCCGACCACGGCCGCTTCGGAGACGGAGCCGGACGAGCCCGAGATCAGCGCCCGGATCGTCGGCGCCAAGGCCGAACCCGCGCCGCCGGCCGAGGCGAATTTGCGGACAAGCGAAATGCCGGGGAATTTCGCGACACCCCAGACCGCCGTTCCCCACTTCGCCGCCGCATTGTTTTCGATCGACGATAGAAGTGCTGTTGGAATCTTGGTCTGGTAGTCCACCGAGATCCCCGCATACATCAGCGAGGAAACCCCGATCTGCGCCGTCACCCCGATCAGCTTCGAAAGCTTGGTCGAGAGCCCGTCGCCATAGCGGCTCCAGGCGCCGACCATCAGCGCGTCGATCGCCACGCCATTGTCGTTGGCGCCGACTTCGGCCTCATAAACTGTGCCGTCGCCCGCCCCGAAGAACAGCCGGTCCTGCCATGTCGTCCAGCAGGAGGCGGGCATGCCGACGAAGCGGCACCAGGCCCCGGTTTCGGTGTTCATCACATATTGATAGGGGCCGAAGGAGGACGGCAGGTTGACGATCGCCATCTGCCGCGCCGGGAAGCTCGAAAGCTGCCACTCCTCAGCGGTCGTGCCGGTCGCCGCAACGGTCTCACGCCAGGTCGGGCCGATCTTGGCGGTGATCGCCCCGAGGCTGGTCGCGCCGCGATCGAGCTGCACGGCCTTGGTGATCGGCACGATGCCGTCGGTGGTCATGATCGCCAGATCGGCGCCGACCGACAGTAGGCATCGATCGGTGCCGAGCGGCCGGCCGAGCTTGAAGGTGCCGATCAGGCCCCAATTGGAAGCACTCGAAGGATCGGAGCCCTGGAAGACGATCACTTCGCCTTCCGAGGAGATCAGCACCAGGCACTGCTGCAGGCCGGTCGAAACCGGGATGGTCCAGACGTTGATCGCAATCAGCGTGCCGCCATATTTCATGTTGCCGCCGACCGGCAGCACCGTCGCCGCGCCGCTGACGGCGTCGGTGGCGAGATACCAGACATTGGTCGAGTTCTTCTCGATGAACCAGAGACGCGAGCGATAGGCGGTGACGGCGATCAGCAGCGATGCGTCCGGAATGCCCGTGATCATCGTCGAGGGGACATAAGGTGTCGCGACCGAACCCTTTTCAAGCTGCGCATTGCTGACCGTTCCCGAGACGGTGACGACAAGCGTGCCGGCCGCCGGCGTGAAGGTGAGCGACACCCGGTTGGCGACGCCCGTGCCGCTCAGCGAGCCGGTGAAGGCGCCGGAAAGGGTGACGGAGCCGGTGCCGAAGAAGCTCAGCGTATAGGGCGTGTTCCTGACGGCGACGTTCTGGGTGGCGAGTGTGGCCGTGCCGACCAGAAAATTGTTCGTCCAGGCGGTGCCGTTGAAGAGCAGCGGCGTGTCGAGGCCGTTGACGAGGCGCAGAAACTCCTGGCCGGCCGGGTTGGTATATTGCTGCACCGACCAGTGGGCGCTTGCCATGCCCGAGACGACGGGCGCACCGGCGGTGCCGCCCACCGTCACGTCGAAGATCTTGTCTCCGGCGGCGGCAAAGAGCCGGTTGCCGACGCCCGAATAGGGAATGACCGTCTGCACGTCGGCGCCAAGCCCGGTGGCGAAGGCGAGGAATCCATAGCGGGCGCGCACCCGGTTTGCCTCGGGAAAGAAGTTGTCGAGCTGGAAGGCGGCATCGGCGGGCATATCCGCCATCTCGACATCAGTTCGCCAGCCGCCGATCGGCGCGATCCAGTCTTTGCTGGGCGAAACGCGGCCGGTGCGCCCGTTCGAAGGGACAGGTCTGCGGGTCATGGGTTGGACACCGTGATCGTGCCGGGCCAATAGTTCTCGGGCGCCTGGCCCCTCGCCGGCAGCGAGAGGTCGACGGGGCTTGCCGCCCGATCGGCGCCGATCGCGGCTTCCTTGGATCGCTCGAAACTGGCGATCTCCTCGCCATAGTCTAGGCCCTTGGCCCGCTTCCAGCGCCAGATCAGCGAGAGTTCAAGAAGGTCTTCGGGAAAACGGGCGGTATCGGTGTCACCAGCCCAATTGGCGGCATAGGTCGCCTCGCCATTCAGCGCCACCCAGAAGCCGGAAATATACGCGTAGGACATCGTCTCGCCGGCAGCGTTCGGGTGGATATCGAGCTTGCCGCCGGCCATGCGCCAGATCTGCGGAACCGGGTTCGAATTGAGGATGGTATTGCGCTGCCAGGTCTGCGGGTCGACAGGGCCATTGAGCGCCCAGAGGCGCGAGGCATTCCAGATCCTCGCATTGGCGGCGAAGCGGTCCCAGTCAGCGGGCGGCTCGGCCGGTTCGGGGTTGGCGCCCGTCGTTGCGAATTGCCGCTGCACCATCAGCGTTGACCAGTCATGCTCGCGCATCAGGTCGCGGCCGGCGCGGGTGGAGAGGATGCGCAGCTGCATGATCTGCGGATCCGCCGAGGACATGACGGCCGTCGGCGGATCGAGGTCGATTTCCGCGCAGACGTTCTGAATGATAGTCAAGAGCGACATGCGCGGATCTCCGTTCAGAGCAGTTGCTGTGGGCGTGGCGAGGTAGGTGAATTTGCTTGAGGGTTGTGCCGCGTGGCCCCCTCATCCGCCTGCCGGCACCTCTCCCCGGCAGGTAGAAGGGAATATGCCGCAACGTCTCCGTCCCTTCTCCCCTGGGGGAGAAGGTGGCCCGAAGGGTCGGATGAGGGGGCGGCTTGTATCAGCGCTTCGTCAGGCGCTTGTGTCAGCGCTTCATCAGGCCGCCTGCCGGCTGCGGCCCTTGCCGCCTTCTTCGAGCTCCTCGAAGCGGGAGGCCATCTCTCTCATCTGCTCCTGCAGGCGCGTCACCTCGTCCTTCAGGCGCTCGTTTTCGGCGGCAAAGGCCGAGGCGGCACTCGAGTTTTCAGCGGTTGCCAGATAGGCGCGGGCGGCGGCGACGAGTTCGTTCGCACCCATGCCGATCTTCTGCTTGACGGTATCGGAAAGGGCTGCGAGCTGCTCGACGGTATAGATGTTGACCGCCTCCAGCTCCTTGATCTGGCTGGGTTTGAGATAGGGCCATTGCGCCAGCGGCGTGCCGGTCAGCTGCTCGCGGGCGGCCGCGCCTTCCTTGAAACGCTTATAGGCTTGGGAAAAGCGCTGTTTGTCGTTGTCCGTCACCTCGCGATAGACTTCGGTGTGCTTGTCGCCGGAGATAAAGATGCGGACGAATTCCTTGTCGGCGAAGATCGGCCGGCCCTCCTTCTCCGTCAGAAAGGTCTGCTCGACCGGTTCGAGGCTGAAGGAGGCATAAATTCCGGTGCTGCTGTCGGGCATGGTGCGTGTCTCGCTGTTGATGGCGGGGAAATGGGGAATGGGCGCCGAGGCGCCGGCTTGATGTCGTGCGGATGGCTGCCCCTCATCCGGCTGCCGCCACCTTCTCCCCGCAGGCGGGGAGAAGGGGATATGCCGCGCCGGCTTCGTCAATCTCGACGTTGCGTTTGGCACGTCCCCTCTCCCCGTTTTTACGGGGAGAGGGTTAGGGTCATATGCGCTAGGTTTAGCCCTGGACATAAGGAATCTGGTTGTGATTCAAGCTTTGGATGAAGATTCGTCCCG